TCATGCTACCACCTCCTTCAGGTTTGCTTTTACCGCATCAATCAGGGCGGTCTGGGTCTTGTCCTTTCTTTCCAGGGCGCGCATCACATCTTCATCAATGGTGCCATTGGTGATGATGTGGTGGATAACCACCGTATCCTTTTGACCCTGCCGCCACAGCCGGGCGTTGGTCTGCTGGTAGAGTTCCAAACTCCAGGTCAGGGAGAACCACACAAGGGTGGAACCACCAACTTGTAAGTTTAAACCGTGGCCAGCTGATGCCGGGTGGATAACGGCAATTGGGATCTCGCCGTCATTCCACCGGCAAATGCTCTCAGTTGAGTCCAGCCGCTTGGCGGGAAACCGCTCGATTATCCGCTCCAGGTCGTGCTTGAACCAATAGGCGATCAGTACAGGCTTGCCGTTGGCGGCTTCAATCAGGTCCTCCAGCGCGTCCAGTTTACGGTCATGCAGGTGGGCTACTCCGTGGTTCTCGTCATAAACCGCGCCGTTTGCCATTTGCAGTAGTTTCCCGGAAAGAGCGGCCGCATTGGCAGCATCGATCTCTTTGCCCTTTAAGGATAATACCATCTTTTCTTTCATGGTCTCGTAGTGCTGTTCCTCGGACGCTGACATCCGGACCGGGACTTCATTCATCACTAGTTCCGGCAGTTTAAGGTAGTCGCTGCTTTTCATAGAGATTGTGATATCAGAAATCAGACGGTAGATGGCATCCTCGGCACCGGGCTTCGGCTTATAGGAGAACACCACCTGGGCATTTCGCTTGTCGGGGGCAAAAAATGTGGACCGGTAATTCCCGATAAACCTGCCCAACCGCTGGCCCATATCCAAAAGCCTGAACTCAGCCCACAAATCCATCAGCCCATTGCTGGAGGGTGTTCCCGTAAGTCCCACAATTCGCTTCACATTGGGTCTCACTTTCAGGAGACTCTTAAACCGTTTAGCCTGGTGGGATTTGAAAGATGACAACTCATCGACCACCACCATATCGTAGTCAAAAGGAAGCCCGCTCTTTTGAACGAGCCATTCAACGTTCTCCCGGTTGATGAGGTAGATTTGCGACTTCTGCATCAGGGCCACTTTACGTTCCCGTTCGCTGCCGATGACAACCGTGTATTTTATTCCATGCAAGTGATCCCACTTCTCTATTTCGGCAGGCCATGTATCCCTCGCCGTTCGGAGAGGCGCGATAACCAGAACTTTGCGGATAAGGAAACTGTCTAATACCAGGTCCAAGATAGCGGTCAGTGTAATCACGGTTTTGCCTTCAACCTAAGCCCATATCCAGAAATATCGCAGCCAAAGGCTTCTCTAGAAGATAATCAACGGCGTATTGCTGATACTCATGAGGTATGAACTTCATCGGGCATCACCTCCTTGCATATTAAAAAATGCGGTCAGTCGCGCGTGGTATTCTGCGTGTTCTGACTGCGAAGGGAAAATCTGAATATTGTCAGGCCTATTATTTCTCTTGTCCCCATCGATGTGATGCACAACCTCACATTCCACCAATGGCCTGCCAAGTAATCTCTCTGCTACAACACGATGTTCGTGTACGCCGTATAATTTGGTATAGGTGACACCTTCTCCTGAACCAAGGCGATATTCTCCCAACTTTGCCCGTGTTTCAGCTGTCATCCTGGATGGATTCAGCTTTCGATTCAGTCTTGAAAAATGCTCACCCATTTTTGTGTAGTCTTTCAAGCTTCCGTAATTATCTGGGTTCTTGGATTTATTGCTGAAAGCGGCTAAGCAATCCCGGCAACAAAAGTTCTTGGGTGTAATCTTTGAAGGCCATTTTTCAAAAGGCTCGCCGCACCAATCGCAGGAAATAGATACTCTTGTTTTCAATCGCATCAGTCACCACCTCCTCCCATAATCTCCGACAACACTGCTTGAATCTGCTTTTCATCGTCCAATACATACACTAAAAAACCCAGCTGCCCGAGCAACACATGCCTTCTGATCTGCAAAGGCCGGGGTTTCATTCCATGCACCTTGACCTCGACAAAAGCTATTTTCCCACCAGGTAAAAGAACAAGGCGGTCGGGCATTCCATCGTAACCGGGCGATACGAACTTTACGGCGATCCCACCGGCAGCTTTGACCGCCCGGATCAGTTTCTGTTCAATCAGTTTCTCGCGCATAAGAACCTCCTTGTGCCGATAAATGTGCCCAAGCGATTTAAACTCTTACGCGCGCATACGCGCTTATGCATGCCCATTATCCCTTTATTACTTATAACTACAACATTGAATAGATGAGTTATCGGCACAATGGGAACAAGCAAGGCAAATAGCCCAGTAGATGAGGGGCTTGCGACTTTGCCAATCTTCTGTGCCTTATTCGTTATAGGCAACATCGGCATGTGCCTTCACCTCACTTCTGGAGCGAACAAATACCCGTTGAGGGCCATAGAGCGGCACATACTTCTTGCCGGTCTTGTTGCCGGTGAATTTTACCCAGCCTCCAATTTTGTTCAGGATCCCCTCGATTTCGTAAGAGTCACCCTTCTTGATGGTTTCACGGCTTTTACCGAAACACTCACACCAGATTTCCATTACGCAGACCTGATCCCGGTGGATCGTCCCCACACGAGTTTCACCGCCAAACTCACTGCCAGACATAAAATTGCGTCGTTGGTAAAGGTCCATCTTATCCCAGCCTTCCGGCAACAAAGTATCTAAGTATTCTGCAACCAGACCTTCACGGTCATCTCCCTCCATGGCATCGCGCTGCTGGGTGACGGCTTCCTCGGCCAGAGCGCCTTTAAGAAATAGTTCCTCCCCGGTGCTGTAACGTTCTATGGCTTCAGCCCAGATCTGGTCAACTTCATTTAGTTCCCACGCCTGGTATCTGCCGTGGCCCGTCACCCGCACCGGCCAGAAGCGGCGGTTGCCGGTAATATCGCGCAGGAAACCGCCGTCACTGTTAGTGGAACCCACAATGATACAGGAACGCGGGTGGCTTTCCACGGTTATACCGTAAGACTGGCGGTATTTATCGTCTATGCGGGTGATGAAGGATTTTACCGTCTCCACATCCATTTTCTTAATCCCGGCCAGTTCGCCGAGTTCCAAGATCCAGTAGCCCTGCAGCTTCTCCGCTGCGGTCTTATCCTTCATGTCCGAGATGGATAGCGAATCTGAGTACCACTTACCTCCTAAGCGGGCAAAGAGTGTAGATTTACCGATCCCTTGCGCACCGTTTAACACAAGGATGGAGTCAAATTTGACGCCCGGCTGGTAAATGCGGGCGACTGCTGCCACTAGCGTTTTCCTAGTTACTGCTCGGACATACGAAGTATCCTCCGCACCGAGATAATCGATGAGCAGGGTGTCCAACCGCTCGGTGCCGTCCCATGTAAGCCCAGCAAGGTACTTCTTAACGGGATGGTATAACCGCTCCACCGAAACCACCCCCAGCAGCGCGTCTTTGAACTTGGTTGGTGACCAAATACCGTAGGTGCGCTCAAAATAAAGCTTTGCACAGGCAACGTCGGTGTCGCTCCAGCCTGGCTTTACCTGCGGCCAGGGGAGTTCTCCGATAACGTCGATCATATTTTTGAACTGGTTGAATACTATGGGTTGCAGATTTGGGTCAAAACGCAGGATGATTGAGATATTGGTCAGCGTGTCTTTCACCGCACCCGATTTCTCCAGTTCCAGCTGGCTCTGCCAGTTGGCCTCATCGGCAAACTCGGTTTCTGCCTGCGCTTGGCGTTCCTCGGCAAGCTGCATCTTGACTTTCTCGTCTTTAACAGCGAAATCGGACATGGCTTTAAAGGAAGCCTTTTCATCAAGTTCACCGAATTTATGGAGCCGCACAAGGTCGAAGGAATTAAGCAGTTTCCCGCAGACCGGGTCGGTAGCATGGTGACTGTAGGCGAACTTGCCGTCGTAGATCACCACCCCCGCTGAACTATCGGCCGGAATATAATCGTAGCGGCCAGCCATTGCTGATGGCTCGTAAATGTCATATAGGAAGGCATCGATTGCATCCTCGATGGAGTAAGCCTTACAAAATGCCCCAACCACCCCGTTTTTAGCAAGCGGATCCTGTTGCTGTGTCAGTTTACGCTGAAGCACTTCTGATTGCCGTTTCGACGTCGGCCACATAGAGGTGTCCCGCCAGTCAGCATATTTGGCGAGGTACACGTCAGGGTCAAGCAGCTCGCCGTCCTTTTCGCGGAAAACAAACTCCCCGTCAGAAGGTGTTGATGGCCAGTACATAAGCCGCGAGGGTTCGTAGGTCGTATCATCGAACAGGTCGATTCCTATTTCTTTAGCAACCATACGCCCCAATGCGGGATATTCATCCTCGCTGACCTCCCGGGCCAGCGGAACGACTAATCGTAGTCGGGGTGCTTCAGGTATGCTTTTGTGGGTGGAATAGACGCAGCAGGACCAGTCATATAGCGCTTCTATCTGCTCCCAGATGTCGGGGGTGGCATAATCCATATCCAGCGTAAGCATGGAGCGGCATACAACATAGCCGTTCCTGCGTTTACCTTCCCGCAGGGCACCGCCTACGAAGCCTCCGATGTCTTTTACCCCATCCTGCTGTGCTTTACTCATCTTGCGGAACTCGGATACTGTCTCTGTCGTGCGCTTAGTTGTACGGACAGTGTTTTTGAATTTCTCCCATGAAATGTCTTTATTTTTCCACCTCTTATCCATGCGGCTGTTACCGACCGCGATTTTCATGCCGCATAACCCCCTCGCATTTTTCGCTAAAGAATCGAATAGGAATCGCTAGTTTCTTCGCTTTGGCGATTTCACGAGCCATTCCATCGGAAATCCGGTTGCCGAATACCCATACTGCATCACATTTAGTAAGGAGAAACTGAGCAAAATTCAGGCCCAGTTCACGGCTTTCCTTATCAAGGTCATCCATAAACTGTGGATAATGGAGATGCGGCGCAAGGGGGATACACCCCTCGCTTACCGCAAACCGGCAGAAACGCCGAGCTCGACTAATGTTATATTCGGTATCCCCGGCAAAGGGAGAGCAAATGTAAACCAGGGAGCAGTACTGCTTGTATTCAGCAGTGGTAGGGTCGGGACAACCTTCACTGTTACGCTTGTCCATCACTTATCATCCCTCCGCCCAAAAAGTAGTTGATAAAATACTGCTGTCCTTTGCCTGTTACCTTGGTAGTTTTGGATATAGTGACATGACCGTCCGAATGGGTAATGGCGGTCTCTTTTACTCTAAACAGACCAAGTTCCATTGCTTTCTGGGTCGGTGCATTGTAATCGGTACCTTTGCGCTTAATGAGGAAGCCATCCTGACGGAGCCTTTCAAACAGGCGGTTCTGGCCGATGTCGATACCATTGCCTTTGAGGATTTTGGCCAGTTCCCCGATCAGAATGGTTCCTTCCGAAACCGAAACAGCGTCCGCGAAAACCACCTTAGGCTTGTCCTGGGCGGACTGCAGCTTGAGCCTTTCTTTTTCCTGGCGTTCTTCTTTAAGGGCGGTTAAAAGCTTAATCCAGGCATCGGGGTCATTCATGATTTCCTCCAGTTTGGAGGTCGTGATGTAAGCACCATGCCTGCGGATTTGCGGGAGTACCTCGTGGGTAACCCAGCGCTTAAACTTCTTAGCTTCAGGCTTACGGGAAAGCAGGATAACATTGTAAAGCCCGCTCTCACTGATAACTGTCAGTTCCTGTTTACCACCAAGGGTGTCAATAATACTTACACCCTTTTCGTCTAAGTCTAGACGATCTGCGACCATGCGGCTGTTGCCGATTTCCAGCACTCCGCACACGTCCTTCAGCACCCACCAAGTCTCACCGTTTCTCTGGATAGTCCTGACCTCTTTCCCTTCGTAGGAGAATACCTGCAGTTCATTCATATGGTTTGTCCTTTCCGAAGGCTCAGTTTGTTTATGGCCTTCGGTATATGCCACCGCAGGAAGATGATTCGGACGGTCTTATAAAATATTTCTAATCTTTTTTATAAAATGGGCACACATACCCATCGGCACGAAGCATTAGCCCCTCTGCCCAGGGCGGGGTTTCACCCATGCAGCGACAGACGGCTTCCAACGATACGCCTTGATCCGCTTCAATGACTACCTCGTCGTGAACGCTCATCACCATAGAAAGCCCTGCCGCATCAAGCCTTCGCATGGCATAGCAGAGGATATCACGGGAAATTGCCTGCACTATATTCTCCACAAACTTGGGCCCGTAACTTTCTATGCGTTCCCATTTTTTCGTCGCGCCTACACCTTCATAGGTGACCGATTCGCTTCCGAAGCGGTTCTGGCCAATTTTCGGTTTCACGTAGGCAAGTTGTCTGCTGGACGGAAGGGTTATAAACAGCATCCCGCTTTTATATTCAAAACAGATGCCGTGGGTCTGTGTGGTGGTTCGCTCTCGAACTGCCGTCATTGCTGCCTTATCCACTTCCCACCACAGCCGTACGATTTTTGGATTGGCGTTTCTCCAAGCATTAACCAGCGGCTGGAGTTCCTCCTCGAAAACACCCATATCAAGAGCGCCCATCGCTTTCAACGCACCGACCGAACCGCCATACCCGAGGGCAAGTTCCGCAATCTTACCCTTCTGCCGGAGAGGGCTGCCCTTTGTGATCTCCTCAATGGGGACATGGAACATTTGGCTTGCCGACGCTTCATAAATCTTGCCATGGGTGGCAAACACCTCATTGCGCCAGGTCTCGCCAGCAAGCCATGCAATAACGCGGGCTTCTATCGCAGAGAAGTCAGCCACGATAAACATGAAGCCCGGCCTGGGTACGAAGGCTGTGCGGATGAGTTCAGATAGGACGCCGGGAACGGAATCGTAGAGGGCTTCCAGCATTTTAAAATCGCCGCTTTTAACTAGGCCTCGCGCCTGTGCTAAATCAGGCAGATGGTTTTGGGGCAGGTTTTGCACCTGAATCAGTCTTCCCGCCCAGCGCCCAGTTCGGTTTGCACCATAAAACTGCAAAAGCCCTCTGGCTCTGCCGTCCTTACAGACGGCGTTGTTCATCGCCGTGTATTTCTTTACGCTGGACTTGGCGAGTGACTGCCGCAGTTCCAGTACCTGCCCGAGAGGCTCTGGGGCGGTTTTCAGGAGTTCCTTGACAGCCGTCTTACCAAGCGTGTCGGTCTCCATACCATTATCAGCTAGCCACGCCTTCATCTGCGCGACCGAGTTGGGGTTGTCTAGTGCGGTTATTTCCTTCATTAAACGGGTAAGTTCATCCCTCGATCGCTCGTCACAGCGGATTGATTCTTTGACCAAAGCCATGTCCAGCTGGATACCCCGATCGTTGATATGCTGGTCGAGAATATAGTTCTGCCACTCGTCCTCCGGCACGGGGAATTTCTGAAGCCGCGCCTGGATCGCCATTTCGGTTTCCACGTCACGGACGTTATAGGCTTTGAACTGATCCCACTTATCCGGCGCATCAGCTGGAAAGTTGCGTGTACGGCCGCCATTTGCCTTGGTAGGCTTGCAGGGGACTGAGAAGAAACGGATGAGGTCTTTGCCTTCCTTCAGCTTCTGCTTTTCCAGCCCAAGCACCGTGCCCGCACCCTCCAGTGAAAGCGGAAGTCCCATGTACGCCGCCCATACCATCGTGCATCGCCATGATTCTGGCTCTAGCCACTTGCCCAGATACCGGGACAAACAGACCCGCTCAAACTGTGCGTTGAACGCCCATTTAATGACCGCTTCATCTGTTAGGGCTTCCTTTATTTCTTCCGGTAATGCTTCGCCGTTTGTCAAATCAATGACCCGTACATCGCCGCCATCAGTAGAGTAGCTGAACAGAAGAATCTCAAAATCCGGTGATTCAGCATACCTATACACCCCGCATTTGGAAAGATCGGCCGAAGAAAAGGTCTCAATGTCAATAGACAGGTTTCTCATTTGTCCTCCATAACGAAAAAGAGCGGCAGAAATCCCGCCACCCTCGTCCGTACATCCGTTATTCCAGAAAGTCATCGCTATCATATTCCGATGAGAAGTCATCGGCAGCGCTGGTCTTGCCGCCCAGTGGTTCACCATCGCGGACTTTTTGGATATTACCCAGACCGCAGGCGATACCCCGATTGCCGTTGGAGTTGAAAGCATAGAAATTCACACTAACCCTTGCGTACACGCCGGAGTAGACCTCCGACCGGCTCATGATGGGGTTGAGAGCTTTGTCCACTATCTCCGGTGCTGAGTTGCTATTGGCGTTTACGAAATAACTATTCTTATAAGCTTCATCATCCGGGCGGTCGACATCACCATCACGGAGCGGAAGTTTCAGAGCAGCTCTGTTTGGAATCTTGCCGCCGAACTTACCCCGCCCTTCCTCAATGGCGGCATCCACGGCCGCATTGATGGCATTGATGGTCTTTGTGTCACTCTTTGGGATAATCATACTAACGCTAAACTTCTCCGTACCACCATTGATAGACTTTGGTTCCCACACGTTGGCGTAGGACAAACGCACAATGCCTGTTACCACCTTAGTTGGGTTGGTTTTTAACTTAGTGTTTACTCTGTTTGCTGTATTTGACATGGTTAAATTTCCTCCTTAAAATCATGCTTTGCTGATGTATTGATTGCCTGGCGCTTGTCCGAAAGCGGGACCAGCGTCGGCTTTCCAGGCGGTTTTTCGATAAGACCGCCAAGGATTTCCTGAAATTTGACTTTACCCATGAGCCGTTCCATCTCGGTGAGGGTAATTAGACTCTGGCGGTAGATGTCGCGGTATCCGGCAGCCTTTGCCACCTCCGCGATCGCGTCCTCATCCGCATATCTTCGGTTGGAGCGTCCCTCTACTAACTTGAAACCGAGCCACTCCTTGCCGTGGCTTACCGCCGCCTCCAAAGCGTAAGCCTTGATATCGTTCGCCCATGAAGTGAGATCATCCAGCAGGGCTAGGATTTCCTCGATGTCCCCGTCTGTAAGCACCGGAGGCACGGCAAATTCGAATCGGGCAAGGTTCAGCTTTTCCTCTGCCCGGGCACGGCACTTAACCGCCGCACGGCAGAACTGGCACCAATCGCCGCAGCGGTAATGGCCATTGCCATCGAAGGCTAGATCTGCCGTTGGTTTGAGGACTTGCTCTGCCCACTGGTACAGCGATTCCTTGAATACAATGGAAGTGCTAACGTTTTCACGACGGGGCTGATAAATGGTCATGGATACCGTGCTGATATCGTATATGCCGTCGAAGAGTTCCAGCGCACCCAAAGCGTACAGCTTCATTTGGGGGTTTTCCTCAGCTTCTACCAGAACGCCCTGTCCGTACTTGAAGTCAATTATGTGAAGCAGGCCATCTGCGATAATCACACAGTCCCCGGTTCCGAAGCCGCTTGGTACATACTTGGAGAAATCAAGGTGCTGCTCGATCAGCACGACTGGGTCACTGCATTCCTGCTTTGCCTGGGCAACGAGTTCCTGGATGAACTCCATATAGCTTTCCGTGTAAACATCCATCTCGTCAGAATCGTATTTGGAGACAGGCTTCTTGGAGCGCATCTTCAACGCCCGGCGCAGCTTGTGTTCTGCAAGGGCATGTGCTGCAGTGCCCTCGGCAGCGGATTCACCACTATTGTCCTCGAACTCCCGCTCCAGTCGCGCGGAAGGAGTACAATTCATCCAGCGATGCGCACCGGATGCTGACAACAGAGCGTGTTGTTTGCCTCCGTTCATTTCAGCCCCTCCGCATCCGCCAGTAGCGCCGCATAGTTCACCGGGTCAATTTGGCTGAGTTTCGGCGCACCGTACTTCTCCAGCAAAGCCCGCACATCAGCAGTAAATCCTTGCTGACTCTTGTCGGCCAGCGCCGCTCTGACTTGCTCCAGGGTAACTGTTTTAGCCGCAGGCTTTACTTCCTTTGCTGTTGCTGGCTTTTCAGGTTGGAGCTCTTCGGCAGGTTCTTTACCCGCCATCGTTTCCGCTACTGCCCAAATACTGTCTGCCAGATTGCTCAGATTAGCTGCTACATCCAGCAGCAACTTGGTTTTACTCAAGGTACTCACCTCCCTCCTCGACGATTGACAGCGTCCTCACACTGTCGCCGGGGACAATGACGGTCAGCCTTCGCTTGTCACCCAGCAGGAGACGCAGCAGTCTCTCACGAACGGTGACATGGCGGCAACCGACAATTCCTCCGCCCTGCGGTTCCTTTGAAACACTAATCTTAAGCATGTGCTTCATTCGGATCACCTTGCCTTTCCGAAGGCTGATTTCTTGTGCCTTCTGTCTTATGCCACCTGCGGAGAGTAAATCGGACGGTCTATGACAGATATTTTTTAAGTTTGTTTTTGGCTCGGGTTACGGCATGGCGAATAGCGGATTCGTCCTTACCCTCAATGGACGCGAGATCGGTGTACGACCAGCCTTCCAGAAAACACTTTCGGATTAGGTACTGCTGCCGCTCTGTAAGATGCGATATGGCACGGCTCACAGTTTCTGCAGCTATAAGGTCGGCAAGCAAGTCTGTTCCATCGTCAAAGAACCGCTTGTCCTCATAGGTGAAACTCTCAAGGGAAGTATGGCGGCGGGTTTCTCGCCGTTCATTACATTTTTCTTCTTCTACGGAACTTAGGTAGAAAGTACCGACTTCGTCCGATACGTCCATTTCGATAAATTTGCCATTTGCATCTTTGAAGTTGATTTTCATTGTTTGGCTCCTTTCATGTTCAGGAGCCAAGCGGAAATATAGAAAAAGCCGGGCGCTTACAAAACACAAATGACCGGATGATTACGAATTTGCGTTTCGTAAATCATCCGGCCATTTGGTAACTCGCGCTCGGCTCCGTTGCTCGGTATGAAGTATGTTTAAGTCTTTACTTTTTCTTAGGCGACGGTTTGGTCTGAGACAACGCGCTGCCTGCCACTGACTTCGTCTTAGCGCTGGTTCTGCCATCCCTCAACAGGGAAGAAGCTTTCTGCGCTACTGCCTTTGACGTTTGCTTGTTGTTGGCTTTTGCCATTCGGTTCACCTCCTTTCCATAGCAATGTTTATCAAGAGGTCCTCATTATGGATTCCCTTGTACATAGGACTGAGACAAACTTGCCACATTGTGGACATTTAAGCTTAATTTCAACCCTCTCGTTTGGAAGTTTTGAAATATCAAAAGCCCGCCGCCCACATTTGGGACATTTCATCTTCTCCATTGAATCTCCCCTTCCCCACAGCTAATTAGCTATAACGCTTTTTTGCGAAGTTATTAATTAAAAAAAATGTTCGCTTTTGTATTAAGTAGTGTCTATTAAACATCGCGCAGTACCACGATATAGGGGCATTATAGCTACAAGGGAAGATGCCCTAATTCTCTTAATCTGATTTCGGCAGATTGTTTGGATACTTTATAGAAGTCGGCTAATTGCTCAATGACCCATCGTGTTGGTGGCATTAAGCCTGCTGCAATAAAAGGATTTCCTTCGCTTTCTATCACTAGGCGGCCAAAAACTAATCCGACTGTCTGCTTTGGCATCAAAATGCGCGGAGCGATACCGTTTGCTTGCCATTCCATCCAGTCTTCATCCTTCCATGTGTTTACCAGCTCTTCGCTTACATGGTTGGTTGGGCAGCGGAAAGCTACAGATTGTCTTCCATCAAGTACGCTTTGCAGGATATGATAATTACGGTGCTTAAACCAATGAACAGACTCATGAGCAATAGTATTATTCATGCAACCCAGGTTTCTCTGTAAAAAAGTATCCGGATCAATTATCATTGTCCCTCGCTTAACATGTATCTCACGATATTCTTCTTTGTCCCGGTCGTATATTTCAGCAAGCCCACTGGTAAAACACATCTGTCCGAAAATACTGAAATCTTCTGTAAGTCTTTCTTCACGAATGGTAAGTCCCATTTTATTCTTTGCGATATCTGCAATCGGGACCGCCATCGGCTCTGCTAAAGCTTCCGGGCAAAATCGGTTCAGGAAAGCAGTTGCCTCGTCATCAAATTCTGACTTACTGATAACAGGTACGAGATTATTCTTCACCTTAGCACTCACCTGAATTATCGCTCCTTCTTGTCAATGTCCTCCACGACCTTTTTCCAAAAATCATCTCCAAGGTTTTTGTCGTTAGCTCTACGAAGGGCAACCCGTACATGAGGTATATCCTTGTCCATAATATAGCCTGGGAGGTCAGGTGCCGTTTCGTCGCGTTCGCGGCCAGCAAGGTCGAACATATCCTCTTTCTCCTGTGGAGATAGTTTGAGAACAGTAGCGATTTTTTCCAGCAGCTTCATCTCAGGTGGATTGCGCCTTCCTTTAATGATATCAGACAGATATGTCGCCGTCGTACCCATCGCAGTAGCGATATCCTTCAACATAATATCCCCGCCGCCAGTGGCTCTACCTCTTCGTTTTTCATCTATGAACTTCCCAAATTCACCTGCCAAGATCCTCACTCCTTTATACTTTCCCTATAAGCTTTTTTGCTACCAAGCTACTTCGCTTATTAGCGTATCATGGAAAGATCCGATTGTCAACAATCAAAAATAAAATCACGTCGGATTGCCGACGTGACCATTTTTTACCGTTATATCGTTGCGCTTAAGTACACGAAAGATTGCGGCGCATACCGTAAACCGAATTCTGATAATGGTTTGGGGCTGGGATATTTCTGAACCTTACGAAGCTTGTATGCTACTGCTTTTTCTCTCCCTTTATAATATTCTTCATAAAACTCATAAGATATGCCGGAAAGCTCTCGGGTCCGTTCCCAGACTGTTTGAGGATCAGCTTCGATTATTTCTTCAATCTCAGCTTCCGCCACCACCATTTTTTCAGGAGCAGTCGCATATATAATGATTTTATCCACTCCGGCTCTACAGCGAACCTTTCTAAACTCAAACAGCTTCTTGCCGCTTAGAATGTTTTCGATGTGTTCAGGATTAATCGATAATAACATTTGACACATCTATGTCGCCCTCCCTCAGTATAACGTCTAGTTGCCCCGCTGTAAGGCGAGCGGTTGTCGGATATGAGTCAGGCCAAAGGCCATTATTCTTAAGCCACACCCAGTTAACATTGTTTCCGGCTCCGAAGAAACCGTAATACAACATTTCAACGACAACTAAATTGCGCTCATTATTGTATTTTACTGTGATTTCATTCTCATCAAATACTGATTTGTTGTTAATTCGGTGCAGTAGATCCTCTATTAATATATTATAACTGTTATTTTCTTTTGCGACGATTACATCTGTAACTATGCAATACGACGTAATACAAGACTTATATCCTTTTGTCCCAGGTCCAGTATATTTTCTATAAACTAGAATTGGTTCACCTATACGATAAGGTAACCTGCTTGTCGGAGAGCCAATGTAAATTTTCGTTAATCCATTGGCAACGGCAAGGCCTACTTGTTCTTGAAGGGTATTCCTTAATTCAGAGTAAGGAAATAAAGTGTCATGATAGACGTCATCTACAATCAAGTAACCGGCATTTTGAAATGCCGGATTAATAAAAGGAAACGATTTATATGGATCGGTGTAGTCGACGTCTAACCGGCTCTTGAGATATACACATTCACCGTTTTTATTATGCCCAACCATCCTGAAGCCAAAGCGTTCTAACTGGGCTATTAACAACGAATGCTTCTTAAAGACGGTCAGATAAATATCCTGAGTTTTTGACTTCTGCCAATTCCATAACGCTAAACCGATTGCGCCCTCTCCAAGACGTTGTCCGCGATACCGCTCTGCAAGCCGCAGTGTACTTATTTTCTTACGCGGTACAGCCGGCAAGGTCGCTTCGACCAATTCTAAAGGTTCTTTTTCGTCTTTTAGGCAAACGAAAGCCCCCAAGCCGTCATCATCATTGAAAACGAGTGCAGTCGCTCCGGCAGCAGCCTTCTTAGCGTACCACTTTTCAAAACCAATATTGTTTTTGTCAGCTGGATAATCTTCTTTAAGTGAATCAAAGAAACTATCATTAACGTCAACTTCTGAAAACTTTTTCAGCTGGAATTTACCGGACACGTCCCACCCTCCTCATAGTTGACTGCACAAATCCAAGGGTATCTGCTAGTTCAGCTGACCCTTTAGATATCCAAAGTGCGATGCCCAGCAATTCGGATACTTCTTCTGCATAGGCGATTTCTTCATCTTGAAAACGGCTTATACTTTCCACATGATGATTAATGCCATCCCGCTGCATTCGTCTACTTGCGATTATTTCGGGCTTCTCTGTCAGTAAAATGATTGCATCCGGGTTAATGGATATAAATGTATCTTTCGGTATACGAGTCACTTTCTCCTGCTTATCAAGTAGACAAAAATGCCCGTCGAGCAAATACAGTGAGTTCACCGCATTTAAGTCTTGTACAGCAGCCACCAGATATTGCTGATTTTCATCAATGTCCGGTATTAATTTATCACGGGCGAATCCGGCCTTCTTACGTTCGGCGATTAACGCA